TCATTTGCATTATTTACAGTCAACACAATATCCGGATGACGATTTCGTCGGCGTGGCCGACGGCACGGCCGTCATGCCCGCGATGGGCGGCGTCAGCCCCGCATCCCCCACCGCGGCGCAGCGCTCCTACAACGCGAACAACACCAGCGGGAAGAAGAACAACAAGAAGACCATCGCCATCGTCATCGGCATCATCGCGGCGCTTGCCGTGGTGGGCGGCATCGCGTTCGCCCTCATGTCGGGCAGCGGGAACGACAAAGACAAGGTCGCCGTTCCCAGCGTGGTAGGCCAGACGGTGGATCAGGCCACGACCGCCATCGAGGAAGCCGGCTTCGAGCTGGGCAAGGTGGAGGAGTCGTTCGACGACAAGGTCGAATCCGGCAAGGTGATCAGCCAGGATCCGAAGGGCGACAGCAAGCAGGCCAAGGGCACCAAGATCAACCTCACCGTGTCGAAGGGCGTGCAAGAGATCACCGTGCCCGATCTGACGGGCATGACCTCCGATCAAGCGCAGAAAGCGCTCACGGCCAGCGGGTTGAAGTACGCCAAGGGAGCCGCCGAGTACTCCGACACCGTTGAGAAAGACCACGTGGCGCGCCAGGATGTAGCCGCGGGCGAGAACGTTGCCAAGGATACCGTGGTCACGTATTATCTGTCGCTGGGCTCCGAGGGCATCGAGGTTCCCAACGTGGTGGGCATGTCGCGCGGAAACGCCGTGACCACGCTGAATAACGCAGGCCTGATCGTGGATACCGACAACTACACCTACGAGGCCAGCGACCAGCCGGAAGGCACGGTGCTCAGCCAGACTCCGGCGGCGGGATCGAAGCTGAAGAAAGACGGCCTGGTGGCGCTTACGCTGAGCAAGGGTCCGGAGAAGAAGACGTTCTCCGTCGCGGTCAACGCGAATGGAGGCGGCAAGATCTCGGCCAGCGCTTCGTCGGTAACCGAGGGCGACAGCGTCACCATCACCATCACGCCCGATAACGGCTTCGAGGTTGCATCCGCCAGCGGCTTGGACGACGTGCCGAAGTCGGGCGGCACGTTCACCATCTCGAACGTGAAGGCCAACGTCAACGTGAACGTCACGTTCCAGGCGGTCACGCCCGGCCCGACCCCCACGCCGGATCCCAAGCCAACCGACGACACCAACAAGAACTAGGAATCTCCGCGATGCGCCTTCGGGCGCATCGCTTTTTTATGCGTCCTGCAAGGCGTCTTGCAAGTTCCGCGCCAGCAGGGCGATTAATGCTACAATATCAAACGCGCCTCCGTAGCTCAGGGGACAGAGCACCGCTCTCCTAAAGCGGGTGCCGCGCGTTCGAATCGCGCCGGGGGCACCATTTGGAAGTTTCACGAACGGCCTGTTGATCAGGCCGTTCGTGTTTTTTCAAAGCAAGTTCTATCTCATATTGCGTGCTTTCGCACGAATCAAAGTTCATCACGGCCACGGCGGTGCTTTCATACAGCCAAACTTTAGATACAAAAGTAAGCGTGATCTGCTCGTCCGACAACGCGCCCTTCGACATATCAGAGAAGAACGCTCGGAGTTCTTCTCTGCTGACACTGTTTTGCTCGCGCTTCAATTCCTCTATGCGCTTCTCCAAAGCGCGCTCTTGCGCATCGAGCGCGGCAATTTTCGGCTTTACGTGATTAAAATCAAGGCCTTCAGCGACCGCTGACAAAAGATTGTCGCGCTGCTTTTTTACCGCTCTTATGTCTTTCCTTACTGCTTCTATGGTTGCCTTCGACTGACGTTCATCCCTAAACTGGATATGCCTGTCAATTAGATAATCAACCAGCGCGGCATCGCGTAGCATTTCGCGCACGCCTGAAACAACTCCTTGTTCTACAGTCTCTTTATTGAACGACCCCAAGCACGCCTTGCGTTTCCCCCGGCAGCTATAACGCCAGTATTCGATGCCGCTTCCGCCAATTGCGGTTTCGCCGTGCATAGGCTCTTTGCACTTGGAGCATATTAGCTTCCCGGAAAGCAGGTAGTCGGCATTCGTCTTCAAACGCCTTCTGAATCCCAACTTTTCGATGCAAGACAGCTTTTGCGACATGCTCACAATCGCTGGCATACCGTCTTCTATGTATACAAGGGGAACGGGTCGCCCGAGATCATCAAGCACGTCATTTCCAGCTTCGTCTTTTTTTACACCCCACATATATACGCCCGCGTAGCGCACGTTCTTCAACATGCTTACAACGAAACCGTATCCGGGGTCTTTGCCGCGCGCCGTTTTCACTCCGATACTCAACAGCCAATCCAGTATCTGCTTCGGCGCTACACCCGAAAGAAAATCGACGTGGATGCGTTTTGCAATGGGCGCTTTCTCCGGGTCAAGCGTGATCTTGTCGCCATCGTGGCTATAACCGTACAACGGATAGCCCAGGTACTGGCACTTCCTAGCTTTGCCAAGCATACCACGCATCGTATCTTCCGCGCTCTGCCGTGATCTGACTTCGGCGAACAGCGCGTTCAAAGCCTTCGTGCTGGTCGCTTCGATTGACGTACCGGCGATGTTCTCTTTCACCGATTCGAAAGTCACTCCGCCGTTCTTGCGCAGCACGTGTTCGTAATAGTATTGCTCCTCGATGTTCCGCGCGAACCTATCCATCTTCCAAACAAGGATTATTTCAAACATGCCCGTCTTTGCATCCTCGATCATGCGCAAGAAATTCGGGCGGTCATCGCTTCTGCCACTCATGGCGTAGTCGCAATATTGCATCACGACAGTGTACCCGTGGCGCTCGGCGTATTTATTGCATTCATAAAGCTGATCTTCTATGGACGCATCGCGCTGTTTGTCACAACTGAATCGCGCATAGATGGCTACACGAATTAGCTTGCGAGACATGGTAGAATATCCTTGCCTTTCATTCGAAAACGAAATGTCTTTCTGGTTCGGTGATTAGGCAGACCCCCTGTAGCCGCCAAGCTATTGCAGGGGGTCATTTCATTTGTACAAAACAAGGGTTCTGTACAAGATTCCAGCTTCATTATCAAACTTTATATCAACTATTTCCCTTCCCTGATTCTGAATATAGCTTAGAACCTGATCGAGTTCTGAACTATATTTTTCATCAACGGCAAGGGTTTGCGGCCTGGAAATTTTCCCATTTGAAACCAACAGCAAAACATGCGTCAAGCCGTCTTGGGATGCTAAATTCTGCAATGCCTGCTGCGCGGCATTGTCAATTAAAGCTTGCTGCTTATCTGAACTGCCACCAAATAAAGCCATCATTCATCCCTTCTAGGCGATAGCCGCACGGCTGGAAAATGGATGATCTTGCATTTCTTTTTTCTCATACTTGCCAGATGACACCAGATCGTCCGCGTATCCAAGAAGCTTTGCCATTCCTTCATCGTTGAGCAATTTGACGGTTCGCAACAGTTTATTTATCTCGTCATCATCAACAATATCGCTACATTCAGAATTGTTAAGTTGCCCGTACTTTGTACCAAGAATTGTATCGGTGGACACACGATAGTAGTCGGCAAGCATTGATAGCTTGTCGCCATTTAAGCTTCTGCTACCTTGCTCCCAACTTCTGTACGTGCTAAGAGCAATTCCTAAATCTGCGGCAACATCTTCTTGAAGCTTCCCAAACGATTCACGTATTTGCTTCAGATTGTTTTTCATCGCTGCCCCTTTCTGTGCATACGGTAACACATTTTGTCGCAGTAGTAAAACAAAACCTATTGCAGAGTGATATGTTTTGTGTTAGTCTCGATTAAGCAGTGATACAGATCGTGTTACTAGGAGCAATTATGACTAATGCAATCGCAAGTGAGCGGAAACGGAAGGGTCTGACCCAAACTTCGCTGGGCAACATGATCGGGAAAGATCGCTCCACTATCGGAAGGTGGGAATCTAACCCGCGAGTGGCAGATTGCGGCGATCTTGAAAAGCTTGCCGATATTTTTGACTGTTCGGTTGATTACTTGCTCGGCAGGACTGACGAGCGCACCCCGTCGATGCGCAAGGCGGGCTAACCATGGATGGGCGCAAGTACGTGGCTTCCTTCATTGCTAACGCCGAAGGTGTCAAGAAGATAAAGCTGCATCTGGTAGCTGGGTCAGATACAGCAGCTGTACAGCATGCCGTCATCTATGCGACGAAGATGAACCTGTCTGACCTGCCGAAGTTGCTACACGTCTACGAAGCCGATAACGATTGGAACGAGGGCAGGGAGATAGTGACATGCTTCGGTTAGAAATCCTTCAGACCAAGAAGCTGAATCGCAGCATCGGTGAAGCCCGTGTAGCATGGCGCTCCGTTACTGAAGGAACCACTAGTAACAAGCCCTGCCGCCGCCAGTTCGCGCATATCGTCCAACGCTGCGGAATCGCCGTACACGAGTTCACCGTGAACGTATTCGGAAAAATCAGCGCCGCCAATGCACGCCTTCGCGATGTTTTCAAGCGTCGCCTTCGCACTGCTGCTTACAGCCATGGTGTCTACCTTCCAGAAACGATGATGGCTAAGTATAGCGCAGTGCAAATCAGATCGCGTGCGGGCATGACAACGGGCGGGCGCGGTACGCAAAATGGAGGCCAGACACTCAAAAACTGTCCTAACAAGACCGCCCCCTTTCTGGTCAGTGAAACGAACAGGGGCTTTTTGAGAGCCGACAGCAATGCTACCTGCTTCGGAACCCGTTGTCATGTTCGCACGCGATCTGATGCGTTGCGTGGCGAATGCGAGCCTTGCGACCGCCGAATATCGCCCATGTGCGAATCGCTCACGAAGACAGGCGCTTTGATGTTCGTCCCCGCCTACCTGTCTTTGCTGCTTGCCATGGCTGTACCGTTCGCTCCCGGCGATGCCCTTCGCTTTCTGCTGCTGTCGCTGTGCTTCATGTTCCTCGGTGCCGGTGTCGCTTTCCTTGTCGCGTCTGATATCGTTCGGGGGCGTTAGCCATGGCTCGCAAGCAAAAGCAGAAGCGCAGCCCTTGGACAACGGCAGAACTGACGCTGCTGGAAAACCATGCCAACGAAGGCATAGACGCGTTGTCGAAGCTGCTGCCGAAACATTCAATGCAATCCATTCGCAGCACAGCATCGCGAAACGGAATATCAATCGCGCGCCGCTGGTACTGCCCGATGTGCAACCGGGAAGTGTATGTACCCCTGAAGCCATCGACGGGCTGGTGCCGCGAGTGCAGCAAGAAGCGCACCCTTGACGAGAATCAGCGCGTGAACCGCGAACTTCGGCTGCGCAACCTCGGAATTGAAACAGAAGAACAGCGCATAGCCGATCTGGATAAGCAGATAAACACCCTCTATCAAGACAATTCAAGATTGCGAAAATCTAAGCCACAACGAAGCAACATGGGAGCCGACCAGCGCAAACATAAGGAAGGCTCAACATGAAAGATTGCGAAGTGTTCTTTCACACCCGTATCGCAGAACTGTTCGAACAATGGAAGGAGGGCGAACATGCCAAAAAAGAGAATGAGCGCCCCGCTGCAAACGAAAGCGCTCAAACACCAAAAGGCAATACATATGTTATCACACGGCGCAAGGCTTCTTAGCCTGACCTGCGTCGCCATCTCGGCTGCTGTCGGCGCTGTCTACATCGCCGCCGCAGTGATGGGGGGTGCGGACAATGCGTGACGCGCGCATCACCTTTCCCGAAACCGAAGCTTCCGCTTGCATCCGCAAGCCAGAACGCGGCCTGAAGCACGACATGGTGCAGCTGATGCGCGACAACACCCGCCTGCGCGGTGAGAACTTCGCGCTGCGCATGGAGATCGCCCGTCTGAAGGCGCAGACCGGCGGTGATCAGGCATGAGCGAAGAAGAATACATGAACGTCATCTACAGGAAGACCGAACAGGGCATGCGGTGCGAATTCGCCGTCCACTCCACGCTTGTACGCGAGTTCGTGGAGGAAATCATAGACAACTGCTTCGACGCGAAGGTTGAGTGCGACCCGAACTTTGCGCTGGGCTTCGCCGCAGCCATCGACGCGTTCACCCATGGCCGCATCGACTTCAGAGGTGCGGTTCCGACCGTGAACGACGCGTGGCACGACGTGAACGACGTGACGGGCAGGCCGTGCCGCGTGACCGACTGCATGCGCGTCTACTGCGACGGGGCGGTGTCGTAGTGAAGCCTGTCGTGATAAAGCACCATGCGGACGGCACGCCCTACGCAAGGCCGTACCTTGGCATCAACGCCGTTACCAAAGCGCCGATGCGCCCGTACAAGCGCTTCCCCGAAGCCGCCAACGACGAGGAAGCGCAGGAAATGGCGCAGGAGTGGGTGAACACCATCGCGGCGGCTGCTGATCTGCACGTGAGCGTGAAGCTTGTTGAAATGCTCGCGCGCTACATCGACCGGCTTGAAGCGAACGGCAAGTCACCGAACACGATCAAGACGTACCGGTCGCTGCTGCAATGCTATGTCGCGCCGAACGTCGGCAACGTCGGCGTTGGCGAACTGAAGCCCTACATGGTCGATGGCCTGTACAACGTCATCCTGATGCGCGAGAGCCGCAAGGGCGGAACCATATCGCCCAACACGGTCATCAAGCTTCACTGGTTCCTGTCGGGAGCGTACCGCTACTTCGTCCGCAAAGGCGTGTGCGAGTTCAACCCCATGCTGTCGGTGACGAAGCCGGAACGCGATCTGACCGAAGCCGTAGCGTTCAACGAATCGGAATTCAACGTCTTGTCGAAGGCGCTCGCGAAGGCCGTCAACGAGCCTGCGGAGAGCCGCGAAGCGATCTTCAGGCGCAACGCCATGTTCTCGGCGTACCTCGCCCTGTGGAACGGCGAGCGCTGCGGAGAAGTGCTTGCGAACAGCAAGGCCGATGCGCAGCTTTTCAGGCAGCTGATGCACATCGGAAACACGCTCGTGGAGAAGAAGGGGCATCTGTACCGCAAGCCCAAGCCGAAGTCCAAGCGCAGCCGCAACATATCCATCTACGATGACGTGTGCGCGAACATCGAACGGCACTACGAATGGCAGGCCGAATACCTTCCCGCCGCGAAGCAGAACGACTACAACCGCATGATCTGCTGCACGGCTGACGGCGGGCTTATGCGCCCTTCGACGGTCAGCACGGAGTTCAGCGCCCTGCTCAAAACGCTCGGCCTGCCTCGCGGCACCAGCTACCACACGCTGCGCCATACGCACGCGACCTGGCTGCTGCTTCAGGGGGTCGATCTGAAGACCATCTCAGAGCGGCTAGGGCATGCCAACGAAGCAACCACGCTGTCGCTCTACGCGCACGTCATGCCGGGGCGCGACGAAATGGCCGCAGCGGCCTTCGCGGAAGCCGCAAAGCGGATGGGCGGTGCGCTATGACCGACCAGCTGATGGGCATCGACTACTTTTCCCTGTCAACGCTCATGAAGGACGATGACAAGGTGTTCGACCTGAAGTACCGCTACGCCGTGCCGGAGGGCGCTACGGGCGAAGCCTACGACAACGACGCGGCCTTCGCAGCCTACGGGCGGTTCGTGGAACTGCTCGCGTCGATCTACCGCGAAGGGTTCTGCCTGCAAATGTCGAAGCAGACGCGTCTGCGCCTTAGCCAGCAGCTGGGGTTGGCGCTCCCGGCGTTCGACGCGTTCATTGAAACCTGCGTCGAGGTCGGGCTGTTCGATTCGTCGCTGTGGAATGCCGAACGCGTGCTTACCTCGCACGGCATACAGACCCGCTACTTCCACGCCGTCAAGCGCCGCAAGGGCAGCTTGCCGACCGATCTGAAGCCTTTCATCCTGCTCGGCTCTAACGAATGCGAACAGGATGCAGACACGGAAGGCTCTGCAACGTCTGACGATGCGCGCACCGTGCAAACACCATGTGAACATGATGCGAACACGCTGCATACAGAATCCGACATAGAAAAGAAAAGAATAGAAAAGAATAAAAGAGGAAAGAAGAAAATAACGGCTTCTTCTCTTTCGAATTCGCTTCTTTTCGAGCCGAAGCAGCAGCCCTATCCGCTCGCATGCCTTTCATGCGCATCGGGCGACGGCCATGCGTACTTGGACGATGAAGACGCGCCGCACCCGACACCGTGGGATGCGCTCGTCTCGCGATTCGGGCATGTGACCGGCGGCATGAGCATAGAGGGCTTCGCTCGCGATGTTTCAAAGCAATGCCCAGCGGCCTGCCCCGAAAGCGACGTGCAGGTTTCGAAGTGCTTCAAGCTGCTGTCCGACGCGCTGGTGAAGTACGACCCGGCGAAGTGCGCTTCACCCACTCCGCTTGCGCTCGCGATCTTGAAAGACAGGGTGATCGAGGATGACTAGGGCGATCAACTACAAGAAGGCTACGGGCTACGCATGCCCGACGTGCGGCGGGATGCTCGAATACCTGTTCCGCGAGGACAGGCGCGGGCGCATGCAGCGCTATGAAACGACCACGCGGCACAAGAAGCGCATTGCGCCAGACGATGTTGCGGTTGATAAAGTGCGCAAGGTTTCGGCCTACGAATCGAAGAAGGTCGGCGTTGAGTACATCCACACGGGGAAGTTCTGCTGCCCGGTCTGCAACTGCGTCATGAGCGAGGGGCAGGCCGTGGCGAAGACCTTCGCCGAAGACGAGTTTCCGCCCGACTACTACGTTTCGAGCGAACCGGTCTACGTTGACCCCGACCGCATAGCAGCAGACCTGCTTGCGATGATGCGCGGCGAGTACCGCAGCAGGTCGCCTGATGCGGCTACGACGGTACAAGGGCGGCTCGACCTGTAATAGCGCCACTTGGCGGCGGCGCAAACGAATCAGAAAGGCAACGACATGGCAAACGAAACGACAATCCCGTTACTGTTCCCGGAGGAATTCAACAGCAACGCCGCGTGTCTCCTTCAGGCGGTCGAAGCAGTTGTTTTCGAAGAATGCTGCAACAACGGCTGCGTGTTCAGACGCGGCGGCGCGTTCCTGGGATTCGACGTTGAGCATCCGACCAGTTGCAGCCACTTCAAGGTTTCCGCTTGCGCTCCAATCGAATGCACCGCGTTCCAGCCCGATTGCGGCGATGCGGCATGAGCGGCGACCGCAGCAAGATAGTCGAGCGAATCCGCAAGCTTCTCGCACTTGCGGATGACAAGGGCGCGACCGAAGCAGAAGCCGTGGCCGCAGTGATGATGGCACAGCGCCTGATGGCCGAAAACGACGTTGCAGATTGGGAACTGCACTCGATGGACGAACAGCCGATAGCTACCGCAGAAAGCGAGCCTGTGCGCAGGCGGTGGCGCTGGACGCTTGCCGATGCAATATCTTCGAACTTCCGTTGCCGATACTACCAGAATAGAAAACGCTGCGCACCGACCGGATGGAAGACCGAGTATCGCATGATCTTCTACGGATACGAATCGGACGCGAAGGCCGCAGCGCTCGCTTTCGACTACCTGTACAAGATCGGCGACAGGCTGGGATGCAGGCAAGCTGGCAAGGCGTACAGGGAGCATGGCTATTCTGACGGAGCCTACAACGGGTTCGTCCTGGGCTTCGTCGCCGGAGTGCGCTCGGAACTTGAAAAGCAGTCGCAAGCGCTCCTGATCGTCGTGCCGCCGAAGGTCAACGAAAGCTACGAAGCGTTTTCCGTTGACTTCGGAAAGGCGAAAACCGACGTGTCGGTTGCCCGCACGTCTTTTTCCCTCGGCGCATACGAAAGCGGCCTGAAGGAAGGACGCGATGCGGTGCGTTCGCGCCGCATGGACGCGCCGGACGAAGACGGCGACGGCATGCGCGCCGTCGCGCTTCTCACCGAATGAGGGGCGGACAAGATGGGTAAATACGAATTGCCACCGGATTACAAATGCCCGTACTGCGGAACCGGTCACGATGCCGACTACGACGTGTGGGAAGGCGTTGACTTCGAGGGAGAAAACGATATCGAGTGCAAGCATTGCGGCAAGACGTTCTACGTCTACCGGTCATGGATTGCCTGCTACGACGTTTACCAAGCACCGGCGGTCTGCGGCCATTGTCCCAACAGCACATACAACTTGTTAAGCGGAGATTGGTCATGCGCGACCAACGGATGCGAGAAGGTGAGTTTATGAACATCGACGAAAAGAGCGCGGCGCTGCACGATGCGGCGCGTCTGTGCGGGTTCGACGGCCATGTGAAGGTCATCACCTACAAGAACGAATGCTTCACGCACGCAGAGCAGATAGCGGAAACGCATATGGCAAGGCCGTTCCCTGTGAAGAATTCCTACCTGTACTGCGGCACGCTCGACACCTGCTTCTACTACGACAAGGAGAACAACGCCTGCTGCTCGTTCTCCGGCCTTGTCCGGTACGGCAGCGGCGACTACGAGCGCATGGGGACAACCGCTTCCCTCGTTCAAGCGATGCTTTTCGCGATGGACGTGACCGCGAAATGCCAGAAAAGCGAGAAAGGGGACAGATCGTGACTACAACTAACTGGGAAAAGTACTTTGGGACACCGGCGAAGGCAAGCAGGACAACCGTGCAGTGGTACGGAAACAGAATATCGGTCGAGCATAGAGGGCATGAAGTCGTAGATCTACCGAAGCGCCGTTATAAGGCATGGCTGGAAAGCAAAAGCAACGTCGATTGGGGTATGCGATGAATGCACCTGATGTAAAGAAAATCGTAGAAGAATGGCTTGAAGGAGAAGGGTACGAAGGGCTTTACAACGAAGCCGGTTGTGGTTGCCAGCTAAGCGAACTTGCGCTTTGTGGCGAAATGACCCAGAACTGCGAAGCGGCCTACCTGTTCGATTGCTCACGCTGCGCAAAGCGCCCGTCATGCGATATCGCAGACGAAGAACAGCCGTATCTCATGTCAACCGACAAGGACTTCTGCGAGCCTGATTACACGGTCGCTGCACCTGCCGCCGCCTTCGCTGCGGATGGCGCGGCGCTGCCCGCCTGCGCTCCCCTGACGGTCGGTGAAGCGGTCTTCGGCGTTGACTGCGCGAACGCTCCCGACTGGTACGCGCAGGGCGGCATCGGAGAAGCGCCGGAAGATGCGCTGAAGATCGAACCGGGCGAAGTGATCATGCCGATTGCCGACATGGCGGAAGTGATAGCGAAGGCCATCGCCGATACCGCGCCGAAGCCCAAGCCCGCAGCGCTCGCTATGCCGCTTCCTGCAAAAGAGGTGTGCCAAAACACTGCCAAAACAGAACCGGCGAGCCGAGTGCTTAAAGAGGACAGAACCGCAGAGTACATCAGGTTTTTGGAGTACGGCGCGTAAGCGCGCAGCAAAGAACAAGTAATTCTTTATTTCGAGTAAGAGAAGCCATGCCCAACGAACATGGAAAGGAACGAAATTGACAGTCAGATGCGACGTTTGCGGCGCTCCTGCTTTGAGAAGCGATTCGTATAGAAGAGATTGGTACAAGGTCAAGAAAGACAACTGGAAAGGGACTTTTAACGTCTGCCCTCAATGCGCAGAAGCGTGCGGGCTTGCCAAGGCGTATTCGACGGTTAGGACGACAAACGAAGCGGCATGGAAAGAAATTGCCGCGCAAGCGAAAGATGGTGAATAGCAATGGGATACCTGAAAGAGCGCCACGGGATGACGATGCTTCCCGGAATTCCGAAGGAAGGGCAATGCCCCGAATGCGGCGTGTTCCACACGCCAGATCAGCCGCACAACCGCGACGCGCTGCGATATCAGTACGCGTTCTATGACGCGTATGGACGCTGGCCGTCGTGGGCTGATGCCATGTCGCATTGCGCTGATGACGTTAAAGCGTGTTGGACGCGAGAACTTGAAGCGCGTGGCATCGACGTTGGCAAAGCAGCTGAATTAGAGAGCATGAACATATCAGTGAAGTTCGGAGGATGACGATGCTCCATTACGGAATCACGCAGATCGACGGCAAACCGCGCGCCGTTGTCTGCTTCGGCTTCGCAGAGGTGCGAAAGCTTATCGACAAAGGTCACCCGATCAAATTCAGGGCGTTCCACAACTCCGAATCCGCGAAGGAGTACGTCATGGAAACGTTGCGGCGTGCGGAGAACGAGCGCGAGCGGAAAAGGCTTGACGAACACCGGCAAGCGGTGTTGAGGGAACGGGAACTTGAAGAACAATCTAAGCGAAAGGGATTGAGGAAATGAACGACACCAAAGCAGAAGCGCCCGAAACGAAAGCCGCCGGATGCGGACTTGTCCTACTTTTCATCGGCGCTTTCGTGGGTGCGATAGCCCTCGGTTTCGCCTTCGGTGCGCATATAGGCTTGGCAGCATACGCGCTTTTCTGCATCGTGTGCGGCCTGCTGCTGATCGTCGCCGCCGAACGCAATGCGAAGAAAAATGCCGATTAGCTGGATGGAATGCGAGCGCTGCCACGGGTTCTTTCCCATCAGGCGGCGGCGCGGCCACATGAGAAAGCGCGGGCACGTGAAGACGATGTGGTGTCCGTGGTGCAAGAAGGTCACGCAGCATTTCGAACGATTCTGAAAGGATTGGGAACATGGCAAAGCAACACCTGACGATAACGCTCAATTTGGAGCCTTCTCGCCAATTCGACATGATTGCGCGCTGTCTCGGCTACGTGCGAACCGGCGACCCTTCAGCCGATGACCTGGCGAACCTGAACAGGCAGATTGAAGCGCTTGGCATCAATTTCGATGAAAGGAGCGACGAAGATGAAGGCCGTGATCAGTAACCCGATGGCCGTAAAGGCCGCGGCGAACGTGGCAAACGGCGGATACTACCTGTCGTTCTTCCAGATTCGGCGCGTTGGCGATGTTGCGGAGGTGAGCGGCACGAACGGGTACGTGGTCGTGATCGCCACCGTGCCAGCGAAGTTCACGCGCTGGGGCGACGGTAAAAGCATCATCCTCGGCGGAATCGAGACACGTTCGATGATGCGCGGGATAGGCAACGCCATCAAGCACGCGCAGCAGGTCAGCTTCGAGCGGTCGGCGCAGAACGTGAGCGTTTCGACGGTCAGCGACGGCGCAACGTTCAGCACCAGCTTCGATATCGACCCGTTGCAGTTCCCGTACAGCGTTGAGGGGTTCAAGGATGGGTACTCGTGGGACGATTGCTTGGAGCGCATCAGCGGAACCGGCGAGCCTTCCGCAGACACCGCAATAGACCCTTACATGATCGCGACTGCCTGCAACGCGATCAAGGCTCTTGCCGTGCAAAGGGGATACCGCCTGTCGCTCCACGGCGAGTACGGTGCCATTGAGTTCAAGATGGACAACGACGATTGCATCGTCCAGGCCGTCGTGATGCCGATCAAGGACGTGGCCTGATGCCCGATATGGTCAACCATCCGTCGCACTACACGGCGGGCGGCGTGGAGTGCATCGAAGCAATCAGGGCGGCTACCGGCTCGCAGTTCACCGGGTATCTATGGGGCAATGCGATGAAGTACCTGTGGCGCTTTCCGCACAAGGGAAGCGCCGTACAAGACCTCATGAAGTGCAAGTGGTACATAGACAGGCTGATCGATGAAGTAGGCGGCGAAGATGAACGATGACATAGAGGGACACAAGGAGGGAATCGCGCGCGCCGTCGTCGCAATCAGCGAAGCAACCATGTATTCCACCGCCGAGATCGTGGAAATGGCTGCGGGCCTTGCGCGCGTCGGCATGGCCTTAGGTCAATGCTTCGATGAAATACGCCGCTGCCTGACCGCCGAAGAAGGCTCTGCATACTGGCGCAGGGCGGCGAAGGCCGCTGCGCGCTCGCGCGCTAACTCGTCTAACCGAAAGCGCAGACGGCACGGACGCGCGCAACGGACGAGAGCGCGCCGCTGATGGCTCAACCATGGGCGAAATGGTTCTACGAATCGCCTGCTTGGAAGCACGCTCGCAAGGCCTATGCGGACACGCAGCACGGGCTTTGCGAGCGCTGCAAGGCCAAGGGTCTGATAGTGAAGGGCGACATAGTGCATCACAAGGTGTACCTGACACAGGACAATATCACTGACACGGCCATTACACTTAGCTTTGACAACTTCGAACTGCTTTGCTTCGACTGTCACAACAAAGAACACAACGCGAATGCGAGCATTCGCGCGGGCTTCGGTTTCGATGCGGACGGGAACGTAAGACCGATTGGCTGACCTGCTTCGATAGGTCGGACACCGGCGGCAATCCCCCCTATTCGGAAGCGTCGGCGCAGAAAAATACTCACCGTCGCCTGAAGAAGAAGAAAGATAGATTCGGTTTTTTGGAAAAGGGGGTGGTCTTGCGTGAACGAAGGGAACATTGGTATAGTTGTGAACTTTTGCGCCGCAGTTGCCGGTCGCGCCGATCACGCCGCCGCAGAAGCGCCGAAAAAAACGTTTGGTGATGTGGTCGAATGAGGAAGAACCAGACGAAAGAAGAAGAAAGGGCGGCGCGCCGCCGCGAAGCCGCAGCCAAAGGCGTTCACACGCGCCGCACCAACGCGATGAACAAGAAGATGAACGCCATACTCGAAACGATGCCCGAAGACCAGCGCTTCATCGCAAAGGAGTTGGCGGACAACTTCGTGTTCCTCTCGGTGCGCATCACGGAGTTGCGCGAAGCGCTGCTGAAGCAGCCGTCCGTCATCAGCTACGACAACGGCGGCGGGCAGACCGGCTTCCGCGAGAACCCCAACATATCGGTGTACAACAAGCTGGTGACGCGCCATGCCGATCTGTGCATGAAGCTGGCGAAGCTGCTGCCAGAAGCAGCCGACGATGCGAAGGACGAACTGGAAGCCTTCATAGGGTTGTAGCATGAAGTTCGAACGCGATTTTCTGCGGTACTTCGAGCAGGTTGAAGCTGGCGATATCGTAGTTTGCGACAAGGTTGCGAAGGCCGTCATGCGCGCCTTGGCCGAGATACGCAACCCCGGACAATGGCACTACTCCGAAGCCATGGCGGCGAAGCACATCGACTTCATGCAGAAGTTCTGCTATACGGCGGTCGGCAGCGCGCCGAAGCCGATAGCGTTCGAGCCGTTCCAGCTTTCGATCATCGCCCACGCATACGGCATGGTCGATGACCGGAACCTGCGCAAGGTGTTCGAAGAACTGTGGATGATGGGTCGAAAGAACGGCAAAACGACGGTCGGCGCTGCCCTCGAAGTCGATGCCGAGTACAACGACGGCGAGTACGCCCCGCACATCTACAACGCCGCAACGTCGAAAGACCAGGCGATGGAAAGCTTCGAGCCGTGTTACAACATGATCAAGCTGAACCCGCTGCTGTGGAAGAAGACGAACAAGCCCAAGACGAAAGACGTAGGCAAGATCGAGTTCCCCTTCAACTTGGGGCGAATCGAGCGGCTTTCCGGCAGGCCAAACAGCATGGACGGCTTCAACGTCCATTTCGCCCTTATTGACGAGTTGGCGGCGCACAAGACGCGCGACATATACGACCTGCTGAAGCAGGGCATCCAGTCGCGCGACCAGCCGCTTGTATGGTGCATCACGACGAACGGGTTCGTGCGCCAGGGCATATTCGACTCGCAATACGAATACGCGGAGAAATGGCTTGACGGCCTGATCGAGGATGACAGCTTCTTCGCTTGGCTCTACGAACTAGACAGCAAGGACGAGTGGGAAGACCCGAAATGCTGGATAAAGTCGAACCCAGGCCTTGGAACCGTCAAGAAGGAGCGCTTCCTGCGCCAGAGCGTCGAGAAGGCGAAGAACGACCCGTCCTACCTTCCAACCGTGATGGTGAAGGACTTCAACCTGAAGGAGAACAGTTCGACCGCTTGGCTGTCTTGGGAGCAGATCGTGAACCCCTCCCGCTTCGAGTTCTCGAAGATGGGCTTCCGCTACGGCATCGCAGGATTCGACGCGGCTGAAACGACCGACCTCGCCGCCGCGTGCGTGCTGTGCATGAAGCCGGGCGATGACCGCATATACAAGAAAAGCATGTACTGGCTCCCGCAGACCGTGATAGACGAGTTCGCGGAGAGCGGCAACCGGAAGGAGCGCGACGGCGTTCCGTACACGCAATGGCAGAAGCGCGGGCTTCTCCGGGCGTATCCGGGCAACCGCGTCGAAAAGGGCGTGTTCCTCGAATGGCTCACGGAGTTGCGCGAGGAAGAAGACCTGTACACGTTCGCCATCGGGTACGACCCGTGGCATGTTGACGATACGTCGAAGCGGAACATGGAACTGTTCGTCGGGAAGGACTACTGCATCCCTATTCGCCAAGGCGCGAAAACCATGTCAGACCCCATGTACTCGTTCAAGGGCGACCTGACGGCGAACCGAATCGTGAACAACGACCACCCCATAGACACGTGGTGCCGCCTGAACGCCGCCGTGCGCATCGACAACAACCGCAACCTTACGCTTGACAAGAAGAACAACGACAAGCGCAACCGAATCGACGGCCTTGCAGCCGAACTTGACGCGTACATCGTGCTGCTGAACCGATGGGACGAGTACCAGAACATCATCTGACCTGCTGAAACGTAAGCGCCCAATCGCCGACCGAAAACCCCTGACACGGTTTCTATCCTATGAACCATGGGACTTTTGGAAAAGATATTCGGCAAGAAGGCCGACGAAGCGCCGCCGAAGGCAAGCGGCTACTTCTCCACGCTTTCAAGCTACGCGCCGGTCTTCACGACCTACGACGGCGGCGTGTTCGAAATGGCGCTCACGCGCGCGGCGGTGAACGCCATCGCCACGCAGTGCAGCAAGCTTGAACCGTTCGTCACCGGCGCGGCCAACCGTCAGATCGAATCTGCCTTGCGCCAGAAGCCGAACCCGTACATGGACAAGACGAAGTTCCTGTACCGGACGTGCGCCATCCTCGAAGCGAAAACGACCTGCTTCGTCTTCCCCATGCGCGATGCCTACGGAAGGATAAACGGCTTCTATCCCGCGCTTCCCTCGACGGCGGCGGCGTACTCGGTGCAGGGCGAACTTTGGTACGAGATCAGGTTCCCCAACGGCCAGAGCGTCTTAGAGCCTGCGACGAACGTCGGGGTGCTGACGAAGTTCCAGCTTGAAAACGATCTGTTCGGCGACGGCAACCGCGCAATCGAGCCGACCATGCAGCTTATCGACGCGCAGAACCAGGCGATCAACAGCGCAATCGAGAACAGCGCGAGCATCGATTGGCTGGTGAAGGTGGCCGGTCAGAGCCGACCGGAAGACATCGCCGCGAAGCGTGACGAGTTTGCAGCTGGCAACTTGAGCAAGTCGAACACCACGGGCGTTATGGCCTACGACAACACGTGGGAGAACGTTACACCCATCGACCGCAAGCAGTACACGGTCGATGCGGAGCAGATGAAGCTTATCGAGAACAACGTCTTCAACTACTTCGGAGTTAACGAGGAAATCCTACAGAACAAGTTCAACGAAGACGTGTGGAACGCCTTCTACGAATCGAAGGTTGAGCCGTTCCAGCAGCAGCTTTCCCTCGTCCTCACCAACATGACCTATTCAGATCGCGAGCGTGCGCAGGGAAACGCCATCAGCTTCATGTCATCGGCCATCGACTACATGAGCAACCAGACGAAGGCGACGCTGTGCCAGTCGATGACAGACCGCGGGGCGATGAACGCAGACGAGTTCCGCGCGAAGTTCGGCATGCCGCCTGTGCCTGACGGGATGGGTCAGCAGTTCGCCATTCGCGGCGAGTACATCTTGGCCGCGAACCTCGCGACGAACACGGTCGCCGCCGCGAAGGCTGCTGCCGAAGCGAACAAGAGCAACGAAAGCGAAGGTGCAGAAGATGCCGATTAGCCAAGACCGCGTGTACCGCATGTTCTCCGCCCCGCTCGCGACAGCGCCAGCGGCGGAGCATCGGAAGATATTCGACACGGACTACTACGTTGAGGGATACGCGACCACGTTCAACGACCCCTACGAACTGTGCTACGGCATCCGCGAGCAGATATCGCCGGGCGTGCTTGACGGCGCAGACCTGACCGACGTGATCATGCAGTACGACCACGAAGGCATGGTGTTCGCGCGCAACCGCGCTGGGAACCTGCACATCGCATCCGATTCGCACGGCATCTTCATCGCCGCCGACCTCGGCAAGACCGCCGCCGCGCGCGAACTGTACGAAGCCATTGACGCGGGGCTTGTTGACCGCATGAGTTGGGCTTTCACTGTCGCGGAAGAATCGTGGGACAACGAAAACGACCTGCGAACCATCATGCGCGTGAAGAAGGTCTACGACGTTTCGGCGGTTTCCATCCCCGCCAACGATGCCACGGCTATTTCGGCTCGTTCCTTTGCAAACGGAGTGATCGAAGGAAAGAAGAAGGCGCAGGAGCTGCGCCGCCGCCGTAAAGCAATACAACTGAAAGCAATGATCGCAAAGGAGACAACGAAATGAACTTCAGGGACGAACTTCGGGCGTTCTTCGCGGGCGTGCCGCTTGAGCAGCGAAACGCCGACGAACTGCGCGCCATGCTTTCCCGCATCGCCGACAACACCGACAGCGCCGACGAGGAAGCGATGACGGAGTACGAGCAGCGCGCAAGCGAGATCACCGACGAGATCAACAGCCGCGCCCAGGCCGCAGCTTCCGGCATCGAGCAGCGCCGCGCAGCCGTGCGCACGCTCATCGACGCTGGTTCCGCCGTGCATATCGACATTCCCGCCGCAA